ATATAACTTACAAAAAAATTAAAAAAATAAAAGACTAGAGTTTTTACACTCTAGTCTTTCTTACTTTGCGACGACGACGTGGCTTTGGATTTGCCACAAGATCAAAAAGACAGCCAAATGCTATCAAACCTGTTACAGCTGTAACAGTATAGCAGAATGCGATTGGGAAGATTACTCCCAATGAATACTGATAGGTCACGTCTAACCAATGACCTGCCAAACCAGACAATACTGCTACTACTGTAAAAATGATTGTTTCTTTCATGATATGACTCCTTTCTTTATTAATAACTATATCATCATATCACCTTAATAATATATACTTATATTGATAAAGAATTACAAAAAAAAGAAAGTGGACTAGTCTACGAGAGACTAGTCCTTTTTATTAATCTTGAATAATCATAGCTACAATTAAACCAATTGCTGCTGTAGATGCAATAATCTCTAAAGCTTGAGCTAGTATATACGCACTTGCGAAATCATACATAATATGACCTCCATTAATCATCTATTTCACCTAAAATTTTATCTAATTTTGATTCGATAAAGGTTGCATTCTTATCACTTAAATGATAGTTACCAGTTCTATAATCCATTAATAAGCTAAATAATCCTAATACATGCTCTTTACAACTATTGCATATAGTTTTACTATCTGGCTTTTCACAGCAAGTACAGAATTTATATAAATTATTTTCAACAATGTATGCAAGAATTTGAGCTTTAGTATTTTCTATTAATGGAAATTCCATCCAAGTTTCAATAGAATTGAATGGTTTATTATAAGATTCTACCATTTCTTTATAATACGGTATATGGCATCCTCTTGAATCTGTATCAAGAGATCCTCCTAGTACGATATTAATATCAGCTCCTCCAATAAAAGGTACTACTGTATTAATTGCACTTATAAAGATTAAATCATATGAGTTAATCATATAATTATATGATACCAGATCTGGTATTGTATGAGAGAATCTAATAAGCTTAATATTAGATTTACCTTTATATTTTTTATTTAGGTGACTTATAAACTTCTTAGTATACTTCTGCTCTAGTTTAAGTTTACCATCATCTAAAAAATCACTAGATACATTTAAAGCATATATAGTATTAATCTTATTTTCTTTATAACTAGCAGCGTTAAGTGCCATATTCAAAATAGCAGTAGAATCAAATCCACCAGAATATAATACTATAAGATTAACTGTTTTATCTTTGGGGAATCCTACTAAGGTATCCCCATCAAATTTTATTCTTGTCTCCATTACATATTCCTCGATGATATTATCTAACCAATACAGGTCTAGCAGCCATATCAATCACTGTAGTATCAGCATCATATTCCATATTATGACTAATAAGGAAACATTGCTCACATCCTACCATGGAGATAAGTTGCTTTAATAAACCAATAAATTGAATGCGGTTCTCTGTATCAAGACCACCATCAATTTCATCTAACTTCAGGATATTATAATCTGTTGAAGAGTTAGATAGAATAGCAAATGATAAGATCATACTAATCATACAGATTTGACTTGTACTCATAGATGAGATATCATCATTAACTAATCCATTACCAAGACATGGTATTCTAAATTCAGCTTCATTGATAACGAATGGCTGTATAATGAATTGACCATTGAATATTAGACTTAGTAATTCATTAGCCTTCAAAATAATATTTCCCATATACGTTCTCATAAACACTGTCTGGATGCCCGTAGTTGGGCTTAAATAGTAACGTATAGTTTCGAGAATCGAGAAATTCTTATTATATAGGTCTAGGTCCCTGATATAGTCTTCTAATAACGTTTTATTCGATGCTATCTTATCTCTTTCATTAAGAATAGCATTTAAGTCATTATTTAATCTATCAGCTCTAGACTTAGCTTCAGCCATTCTAGCATCTAAAGTTTTAACTTTAAGTGCTATATCAGATAATGAATTAATTTGAGCTTGAAGTTCTTCATTTCTTGTGTCAAGACCAATACATTCATCTACTAAAGACTTACATTTAGTATATACTTCAATCTTAAACTCTGTTAGAGATATATCAGTTACAGTTTCACTGATAGCATCCTTCTCAGCCATTAATCGATTATCAATAGTAGTTAGTTTATCTTTCAATGAAGCGATGTCAGAATCTAATTCATCGATTAGAGCCTTGTTTGCTTCATACTTCGCCGCCGGTTCTTTTAATGATTCAATGATTTCTTCATAGTTAGATTTAGTAGTGATAATATTAAAGATACCACGAATCTGATTGAAATCAATCATTAATTTTTCCATATGGTCTAAAGAAGCTAATAGTTGGTATGGGTCGATGATATAATCAACAGGACTCTTTTCTAATAGCTTTCTGAAAGATAATACCATACCATGAAGATTAGTAAATCTCTTATTAAAGTCATAGAGTTCTTTATAAGATTCAATATCTTTCTCTAATGATTTTAATAAAGTCTTAGACTCACTAATCTCTTTATTAATATCATTGATGCGTTTTTCAGGATGCTTAGATGATGCTTCAATTGCTTCTTTAACAAATGAGCAATCATCTATCTTACATTCTTTAGGTCTTAAGGCTAATGATTTAGCTTTATCAAATAATATTTCATAAGCTAATACCTCAGACTCTAATTCGCCCACAGTTCTAGATACTTCATTATAAGTACGAGATAACTCAACGGTTTGGTCTAAGTACTTACCATCATTATCTAGTGTAGTCTTAACGAAATCATATTTTTCTTTCTTAGTGGTAGCATCTAAACCATTATAAAGACTATCTAATACTGGGACGATCATTTCCATAGCATTGACTAAAGCCTCTGCTTCGGAAAGATTCTTAATAGAAGAATTTAAACCATTGATATCATTTTCAAGTTCAGCTATCTTAGCTTTAGTATCTTTATATAGAGATAGATCAGAATCACTGAATCCTCCATCTAATAAAGTACCACGTTTAGTAATCTTAGTTTGTAGAGAATTGAATGCTTCATCTTTTTCTCTACTTATACTTTCAATCTTAGCATTAGCTACAGCTTCTTCAGATTTCCATTTAGATATATCTTTATCAAAAGTATGTAAGCTGTTATCAATGATATCTTTTAGTTCATATAAGTTCTCGCTAGATAATTCTCCTTTAGAAAGATCAATAACTTGGGATTTAGATGCACTGATATAATCAATATTATCTCGTATCTCTTCGTTGATCTTATAGTATTCTTCAAGATTATTATCTCTAGTCAAGATACCGATCTCTGCATCAATCTTAGATGCTTCAATTACTGCTTTATCTCGTTCACTAGATACATCTTCTACTTGTTTAGAGATATTGATAAATCTAGCGTTTAATTCTTCTATATTACCAATCTGTCTAATCTTAGATGATATAGTATTAATCATATTCTTAAATGTAGAATACTTCTTAGTAATAACCTTATACATGTTGTTGTATACTTCAATACCATTAATTATACTATTAACGAACTTCTTACGTTCAGCTGGTTTCTTATCTGCTAATCCTCTATCCTCAGAAGATAGTTGAGATAATGTAAGGAAGTTAGCATCTAAGTTAAATAGATCAAATATGATGTCTTTACCAGAAGTCACATTCCAAGTAGGATTCAACTCAACACGGTTCATTCCTTTATATACTTGCATCTTAACTTGACCTCTAGATCCATCATTCTTTACTGGATGAACGTATAGTATCTCATATACTTCACCATTGTAAAGATATCTTAATGTTTTCTTACCCTCCATCCCAGGGATAATAGCAGTATTATCATCTTGGAGTGGAGATAAAGCTTTTAATAATGTGGACTTACCCGAACCATTGGAGCCACGTATGATGACGATATTAGAGGTAGACTGTGATAAGTCTACCTCTAGGATATTATCGCCACGACCATTATAAATACCAATATAATTTTCAAGTCGAATTGATAATAGTTTCATTACAATTTACCTATAGCTTCTTAACTATAAAATCTTTCTCATTACTAGAATTGGCTAACATGATTTGATCGCCAATCTCAGATTTATTATAAGAATCTTCTGTTACGTTAACAAAGAATTCTCCATTAAGTTCAACTAGGAAAACAGAGTTGCTTTGATTATTAACTTCATTAATAATCATATTACGTTTGTCGGTTATTATATATAATGGAGATTCATTGATATAGTCTTTATAAACTATTCTAACCACTATGTATAATAATGAAATAACAAGAATAATCAAGAATGATATTAATACTAAGACTATATCCATTATAAGCAGTCCTCTCTAATAAACAATCTATAATTGTATTAGATTGTTTAGTCTAGATTATTATTTTATAGATCTATATATAATGAATAGTAGGACTACTGATATCATTGTGACAATATAATCTATATCCATTTCTGGTCCATGTATAAATCTATAACATAGACCGAATAAGAATATATAACACAACATCAGTTCTAGAGTAGTCATATAGTTACCTTTTTTTATTATTAGTTAATATGCAGATCACTGTCATTAGTATTAATCCAACATTAACCACAAAGCTAATATTAGATATTAATGTTAGCATTGCTGCTGCAATTAAGATTGCTAAGGTTAATTCTATCATTCTATCACTCTCCTGTATACTTTTCTAGTATATTCAAGAGTGCCTTTGATATCTTATAACCTATAACGATAATTAATGCTGTCAAGATCACTGACGTACTAAAGATAAATAAAAGTATTCTCCCTTCAGGAGCTTGTAGCATATCATGTATAATATATCCGAAACAAGCAATATAAATAATGGCACCTATGATATATAGCAAATTATTCTTTGAAACCATAAGTAAATTCTCCTTTCATTTATTATTGCTTTGTTCAAGATTAGACATCAATCTTCTCTGTAGTAGGATATGGTAATCCCCATCTCCAGTCAATAGAGAATGATTTACCACAATCATTGCACTTGAATTTATATAATTGGTATCTATTCAAATTATCTAATACTTGTGCTGGATCTTTACTGAAAGCTAATATAATATTAGCATAGCTTATACCTTTACCATTAGAAGTATATAGATCGAAGTTCTTTGAATAACACTTAGGGCAAGTACAATTATCAATTATTGCTTCTTTCATGTGTTTCACCACCTCAAAAAATAAAACCCTCTAGGATTATGTATCCTAGAGGGTAATATATTATTCTTTACCTTGCATAGCTTCGATAGATTCTCTAATTTGTTTTTCAATATCAGATTCTAATTCAAGTTTCTTAGATTCTTGATCTTCTTCAGTTACTTCTTTGATACCATGTTTTTCAATAGAGTCATCGATAGCTTTATAAATGATATCCATTGCTGGAATCATTAGTTCATCAGACATATTGAATAACAAATCAATTTGTTCTTTAAAGCGTGGTTCAAATTCAAGTAAGTCTTTGAATACAACTTTAGTGTATTTAGCTTCCTTGTCTTCAACCATCTCTGCATCATTAAAGTATTTAACGTTTAAGAGTACATTACGAAGTTCAAGATTAGTTACTTGATCTTCAAATGCTTCTTCTATCATAGCAATAAATCCTTTAAGATTGAATTCTGGTACAGCTCCAGCTTTAATAAGCTCTTTAGTAATAGTTGGATAATAGAATGCTTTCATCCAGCTATCTGTATCAAACAATTCAAATTGAGCCAATACTCGAGAAGTAAATCCATGTGGATTTGGAATCTTGAATTTGGTCATAAGAACTTGTTGAATGATATCGGTAGATTTAGCAATATTGAAATCAATGAAAGATTTAACTTTCTCTAAGTTCAAGTTATGATAAACTACATCGATATATGTAAGAACTGTATATAGATGGGTTTGTGGTGTTTCAGAACCACATAACCAACTATAGAATGTAGCAAAGAAAGAATAGATTCCATTATAATCTTTCTCAGCTACAAGTTTAACGAATGCATTGAAGTTAATCAATAAAGAGTAAATAGAATCTGACTCACGATTAACTGCTACACTGAATGGATTATCTGATAAACATTCTGCTTCAATCTTATCATTGTAAATCAAGATAACATTCTTGCCACGAATGTTAAGTTTACGACCATAAGCTTGTGCTTCGATATCAATATCCAATTCTTTCTCTTCTACTTTGTTCATATCAATGAAATAGTTTTCATTATGATCATTAAGAAGTAAGTAATCTGGGGATAAAGTAGATAAACGATCCCAATACAAAGAATTTGTATCAAGAAGTTTTACCAAATAATGTCCAAAATTATGAATATCAGTATTTGCTTGTCCTACGCTCATGAGAACCTCCTATTTAGTCTTCGTATACATGATACGACGAATATCACCTTCGGCAACTTTAATTGAATCAGAGTATTTAGCTTGGTTCATATCAAGAAGGATATCAGTATATTCCTTCTTGACACTACCAACTACTACTTTACCAAATTCAATTTCTTTGCCGAGTTTATTATAGCGTTCTTTTAGTGCTTCCATTTGAGTTCTGGAGAACACAAAGATTCTATGATAAATATCAGCCATTTTAAACCTCCTCAAAGTATATTGAGCAACTGTCTTCCATGTTAATTAGAGCTGGACGAAGTTGTTTCTCAAATGCTCGAGTTCTAGCTACCTTAGCAATTGTTTGACCTAATAAGTCAGCATCAAATGCTACCGCTGCAGGATCTCTAGTATCTGTTAATTCTAATCCAGCATCATCAGCTAACATGATAGCAGATGTGTATCCTTTCTCTTCACGGTATATATTAAGCATCTTACTAAAGTTTTCATCCCATACATTTGGTTCTTCTTCATTAGTAAATGAATTCCATTCATATACACCATAATTGAGTGGACATAACATACCACCTACACCAGGATCTGATGCGGAAGATGTATTTAAATCGATAATCCCTAAATGAGATGGATCGATTGCACGTACATTACGTGCTACATTCTTACTATTAGATTCACCAGGACCAGATGGACCTTTGATAGTATACTTCAATTGTAAGAATGAATCTCTATCGTTAACCATATTACGGAAACCTTTAAGGTTAGATTTCTGTAATTCAGCAATCAATGCCATTGGCTGAGTATTCAATTGCTGTTTGATTCGATAAGCTTCCATGTTAGGATCATGCTTCTCTGGTAAACGTCTAAGCTTAACATTGATAAGCATGATATACATAGCTGCAATATATTCAGACCATCTAATCCGTTTACTAGATGCATCTAAGTTATTCTTCAAACGAATAGAAGAGAACTCACATGCCATCCATTTCAATACAGAATAGATATCTTCTTTGATATGATCAGGTAAACGCAAACGTTTCTTAGTTGGAATATCATAAGAGTTTTCCAAAGATTCGATGATTGCATTACCTTTAGTGAATACAGAAGTCTCAGAAGATACAAAGTTATATCCTAACTTACATATCCAGAATTCTGTAGTATAGATTTGATCTAATGTAGTCTTCTTAGTTGCATATAAGCTTATAGCTCTAGCAAAGGAAGCTACAAAAGATTGTAAGATACGATCATTATCCATAAAGGATTTAACTGCTGAGATATAGAAAGGTGTCTTCATATGAGCATTAGCAATCGCAAAAGTATAATACTCTGGATCGTTAAGATCATGATCAGAAATCTTAATTACATCTTCAAAGTTAAACTTATCTAAAGTTTCATACCATCCGAATCTAGCTAAGTAATATTCGAATAGTGTAACTTTATGATCGAATAGATATACACTAAACATCGCTGCACGAACTGTTTCTTCATTGGTTGTATTCAAATCAATGAAGTTACGTAACATCTTTACAGCATTAGAGTTTGTCTTTAGTGTAATAGATTGAGTCTTAGCCGATGATGCTGTAGTATTATTATAAGTACTACCATCTACTAATTGGAATAATGGGAAGTAGTCATTACCATTTAAATGAATATAAGCCCCATCAATAACTCTTGGGATCGCAATAAGTACATCAAAAGTATCTTCATCTTTAGTACAAGCTACATGATAAGTTACTTTCAATATCTTAAGATCAGAATCCTTAATAGAGATAGATGGAGTCTCATCTCCTATAAGTAATTTTTGTACTTCATTATAATCATCTATAACTTCAAAGTTCAGTACTTTGATAGTATAGAACTTGTTTCTTTCACAAGAAAGAATAACGTCCTTTAAGTCTTCAATGATATCATCATCAGACTTATTAAAGAACTTGTCATTGAACTTAGGTCTATTTTTATCGTTATATTCTGCGATAAACTTAGCTTGTGTGTTCATTGTCACCCTCCCCAATATTGGTGATCTTAACTTTAATTTGTGACCCAATTGGATTAGGTACATTCTTTTCTCTATCTTCAAAGGTAATATAACAATCCATATCTAATGCTTCAGCGATTGTCTTTATCTTTGCTAGAGTAATAGTATCTTTCTCAAATAGACGTCGGTCATTATTAAAGTTATCCCCAAATCGATAAGCATATTTATTGATATCAATATTCTTACGATTAACTGCTTCTTTAAGACCAATCATCTCTGGTAAGTCATTTGGTTTGATTCTTACATGGAAGATATTATCTGGATTAATCAAGATAGTTTCTTCCATAGAACGTAACTCACTAGATTTTTCAATTTGATCTTGCATACTCTTAGCATTAGCAAAATCAATAATCTTCATATTCTCTAAAGCATACTTATCTTGGTCTTTATCTGCATTGATATATGTAGCCATACATCCATCAATGATAACACCATTAGTATGGTATGCATTAGATTTACCAATAATCGGATAAACTTTACCATCTTCTTCAATAGCAACGTTAATGTCTTCAGCATTCTTCATTGCATTATCAAAGTCATAGATGGTATACATTACCCCATTTACTACGCCTTTTTTCATTGTATGTGTCTCCGATTAAAAATAAAAGATATAATAGGAGGTTAGGTTATTCACCTAACCTCCAGATCAATATCTATTATTCAACGTCAACGAGTTTATCGTCTTTAATGAATTTCTTCAAGTCAACAGCTGGTTCAAGATCGATTACACGTTTACCATCTTCATCAGTAGCTGTAGCTGTAAGATATTCATCGAATTTGATTTCGTAACCATCTTCATCGATATCTGTTTTGTTAAGATTCATCAATGCATTGATTACGGAAGACAAGATAACACGAGTGATATCGAATACGAATGCATTGTTAACGAATTTGTTGTTAGTCAATACATACATGAAACGATTTAAGAAGCGTTGAACTTCTTCATCACTTAAATCATATACAGTTGCGATATCTTTAATACCATCTTCGTTTAATTCAAAACGAGCTTCGAAGGAGTTTTTACCTTCATCGTCAACTGCACGTTCTAAAACGATACCAGCAATGAATGTACCATTTTTATCATTGACACGTAAAGCTGCTTCGTTTTCAAACTTAGTGTTTGCCAAGAATTTAACTGCACCAAATAGTACAGATTTCAATACATTTACGAACTGATGGGAACGTAAGATGATTTGATCTTCTGCTTTCAAACGTTCCAATACTGTTTCGATGATGTTTGTTTCTTTAATGTCTTTTACCATGGTTGTGTCTCCTTTGCATGGAATAAAATAAATACGTGATCATAATGTATGATCACGTATATAATATATTAATATTCTGTAGGTTAGTTTGTAATTTTTTACAAACCAAATCTTTTCCTAAAGTCAGGTAATGCTTCGATTTGGATACCATATTTCAAAGCTTTATCTACTTTAGAACTACTGAATCCTACATGAGGAACTACTAAGATATTTGTATCTCTAGTTACACTTGTATCTGTAACGAAATATCCTAGAGGTGCCATCTTCTCTGCTAATGTATCATCTCTAAACCCAGTGATTACAATCTTCTTACGATTGTCTACTAGGTTATAAGTTCTGACCACATTAGTCATCTTCATGATAGTAATGAGATCTTCAGCAAAGACTTCACGTTCATTAAGAATAGTCTCTACTGCAACTTTACCGATCCCTTTTAACTTCATGAGTTTAGATTGCAATTCACTATCAGGTAAGTTTAGAACTTCCTCAATCTTCAAAGCATGGAGAATAATCTTCCATGATTTGATTGCAATATCTGTAAAGCCTAGAGCACCAATGATATTATAATCATATACTTGCTTAGTCTTTAATTCGTTTACCCGCTCCATGAACTTCTTACTATTGACTTCACCTAAGATAGTTAATCTACTAGGTGTAATATTAAGAAGATCAGTGAATGAAGTTATGCTTAGATCTTTAACTGTAGCTTCAGAGAAATCTCTAAAGTTTATTTTACTAAGCATATCTGCCATCCTAGCAATACCACGACCAATGCATTTAGGATTAGGACATGATACAGATTTGCCGCTATAGGACTCTACCAGTAGAGTACCACAGGCAGGACAATTATCGATGAAATCCTCCATAGGTCTTGGATTATTATCATTCTCTACACAATCATGTCTAGATACATATGGCATTACATCATTGACATAAGTCACATCAATAATATCATTGTATCTTAATGACAATGCTTTGAATCTTTCATATGAATGACCACTTGCTAAGTTGTGGACTGTACCATTGAACTCCACTGGGTCAAACATAATCATCGGTGTAATAACACCATTCTTACCAACTGTATATTGATAACCACGGAATCTTGTAGATCTAACCATAGCATTGAACTTAATTGCAATACTATACTTATTCACATGATTCTCTCTACCAAGAGCTTTAATGATATTCTTATCAGTATAAGAGATAACTACACCATCATATGCAAATGGCATATACTCTCTAAACCAATCAGCTTCATCAGTAAACTTCTTGACTTGAAATAATACGTTGCTATAATAACTATGAATGACTCTATATCTATTAGGCTCTTTAGTAGCAAAGTATCTATTCATAAATTCTAATTCTTCTATACGACTATTGAAGTCAATAGAAGTTGCTAATGGTACTAATGTAATAAAGTCAATATAATCTCTGGCATTAGCTGATCCAATGATACCAGCTATTGCAGTTCTCATATTCTTATAAGTCTTACCAGTAGCATTCTGGAATCTAACTAGATCTTCTTTAGTTATAATAGCCTCAAATTTCATACCAATAATCTCATTATCGGATAGCTCATTAGGGAACTTATAACCATATAAGATATCAGTTAAATCTGTAGCTAAGTCAGCATCTAAATCTCCTCGAGTTCTAGCACTGACCACTTTGTTATTTACTTCAGCTTCTACAGATAATCCATCGTATTTGATTTCAGCTACCATCTCAAATGGAGTCTGATAATTAATCAAACCCATCATAAGATGTTTAGCTAAGAAATCTCTTTCAAATATCTTTACCTTTGGATCTCTATCTGCAAATGCTCTCTTTGCATCCGATTCTAATACAAACTTACACTTATCTAAAGTACCAACTAATTGAGGATATTTATGAGCTGTATCTCTACCTCTATCTGATACTGTAGTGTGATTAGAATCCATTGCAGGTTGCCATCTATTCGTTGGAATATCAATGAATGTATCTCTATATAAAGTATCATTGGTTTCCTTCGGATAAGATACAATAGCTTCTACATAACTTTCGTTATTAGTTGCTTTACCTTTACCTTGGAGCTTAAAATGAACTACATCAGAACCAACTTGAAAGTTAGGATTATAGACTTTATAAGCTTCAAGTAGTAAATCGTATACACCATCTTCTAATGGCAATACAGCTAGATCTGTATTGTTATATAGAATATTGCTGATACGTAGAATCATATCAGCATCATCTATATCCTGAATGGTCCAGTTTTGTTTATTTAACAAGACTGTAGTCCGTTCATTAATCAATCTTAAATTCTCGTCTTCAAAGACGTTATCAAGACTACCACGTAAGAGAGTCGTATAAAGATCTCTTAGTATCATGATTGCCTCCTTATTTAAAGTACTTAATATCCCTAGTTACCCATAAGGAATCTGTTTCGCTATAACCCTCTGGAGGTTCACTACTCATAGCTCCTTCCATGAGTGCTGGGATACCTGGTTCAACGAAGTTATCATATACTGGATAATATTTACCATTGAATTCTTTAACTGTAATCTTCATCTTAGACTTATCATTCTCTCTTAGAGCTTTAAGATAAGAATAGTCTTCGAGCATTGCAGGTGTATAGAAATCTTCATCTGGAATATCATACAATAATGCTTCTTGATATTTCTTCGGAACCTTCTCAAATGTTAATTTTAGACCAATAGCCTTAAGATATGCATTTACAATCTCAGCAGATCTAGATTTAGCATCAGCTGATAAAGTAATGTCTACATCATTAGGATTCTTAGTCAATAGATCTTTAATAGATCTACGTCCAATAGGAGCTGTACTATAGAGCATTAACATAATTACATTGATATCATCACCAATATGAGTTAATGCACTAATTTCCATTTCCCCTTGTCGGATAGGTGTATTAGTATATACAGGTTTATACAATCCAGCAGATTTGTTACGACTGTTTTCACCTTTATTATTACTAAATGACATACTTGTTGCTGAGAACTTTTCTTCTGCATACTGTTTCAATCTACAGATATATTGTTTAGCTACAAGTACTGGTCTTAAGGATTTAACCAAGCGATAATTTTTATTAGAAGAATCAGGCATAGGAGTATGTACATATCCATGTCTTGTCTCTGGGAACTCAGATAGAACTTTTTGTAAAGTTTCTATTGTAACTGGTTCTTGCATTGGTAAAATAGATAAAGTAATATTCCCATCATCAATAATAGAATTCAAATATTCCATACGTACTGTAGGATTACTATTATCAATAAACTCTTGCATTTCTCTAGCTTGACTAGGACTAAAGAAACTTACAAATTTTATAATCTTCTTAAGAGATCCATTAGTATCTTGCTTATTAAGATTACGTACAACTGCAGCTGATGCGGAATTGATTTCCATTTCAAATAATTGAGATGGATTCAAACGATTGACTACAGTTGCTTGGTTGTATTTCATCTCTACCCTTTGACCATCTTCCGTCATAGGCATAAGATCATCAGGTAGGATATTAGAAATGACACCTTTACCACCATATCGGTTAGTTAACTTATCTCCAATATGAAGTTCATTCTCTTCTAGGATATATACATCCATCTGTAAGTTAGAATATACGTTATTATCTATATTGAACTTAACTCCATCCAAAATTTGTTGACTTGTATGGACAAGCTTTTGTAGATCATAACCTAACTCACACTTATAGTTAGCCTGAAGTCTATGTACTGTATGGATTAACTCATCACAGAACCGCTTATTGTCTTGATAATACATATTAAGCTGAGTATTGTAAATAGAGTTCTCCATCAAGTCTGGGTTATTAGTATGGATTTCAATACCAACTACTTTACCAGTACTTGTAATCTTCTCATCAGACATATTGATATCTTGTAGCTTATTGAATACTTGAGAGAATAAAGCTTCTTCTTTATTTTCTCGACGTACTGCTGCCAAGATACCTTCTTTGATATCTTCACCGATATCTGGGATAACTTTATAGATATCCTTATTACCATATAGATTAAGTAAGATATCATTTTCATTGATCATGAATGAGATCTTCTTAACTAATGGAGATTTGAATCTCTTTGCACAAGATTCACTGATTTCGATAGCATCTTCTGTTGTCTTATTCTTTGCAATATACATTAATAAGACATTGATACCATCCATTCTGTTATTGTACTCATCAAAACCTTTAGATTTAGTTACTACTTCTCCTTTCTCAATAACACTGCCTACGACAAGATTATCAAGAACTGAGTTATTAATCTCATATCCAAAGGATTCTGTGATATACTTATAATCCAACTTATGAAGAATGTCTAATGTATTAGATTCTTCATTATGGACGATAAGATAGTACTCATGACCTGGGGTCATAGCATATCTTTCCACTCTAGCTAATACTGTCTTACGTTGATCAGCTTGTTGGAAAGATGTTGAACGTTGTCCGAATTCATTCTCAAAGCCAGTTTGAATGAATGGAACTTCAGATTTACATAGTGCCATAGATTGTTCTGAATGGACACTATACATAATCTTACGACTACCAGAGCTACTAGCTGGAAATGGTTGAATTAACTCTTTCCCTAGTACCTGTTCTGGTATTTGAATTCTTTGTCTAGCACGATTAATCTCGTCGTCTAGAATCAATGTGTTCGCCATTGTGTCTCCTTTCTATAAGTATTATAAAATGAAATACAGAAGAGTAATCAATACTCTTCTGTATCACCTTTATAATATATAACTTAATCTTCCAATGCTCTGAATGAAGCAATAAGATCTTTTGTAATAGATGCATTTGTAACTTGACCACTTGTAGGTACTGGAGCTATTAATTCATCCATTACATCACGAGCTAAACGTAAAAATTGCATACGGAAATCTTCTCGTTCAGTGAAGAACTCTTTGAAATCACGAGTTCTAAACTTAGTATTATAGCCATCTAATTCTAAGTAAGCACCTTTAGTGGCAATCTTACCAGAATCTTTAAGCATAATCATTAATGAATAAAGTGGATCAAAACCATAGTCTTGAGAGAAGATTAATGGTGTAGATTTACCAGCTTTATTTGTACGAGATTTACCTAAAGAGATATCAACTTGGGAACCAGAGAACCCAAAAGTTTCTTCTTTAAGTTTACTATCATCAAATCGAATGATGTTATTTGCTAAATAGGTTACAGCTCTACCACCAGGTAAAGATTCACCTTGTTTAAGATGCATCAATTGACCTTTAGTATGCATAAATGCACTCGCTTCAATCTTTTCAGTAATATGGTTGATTACTAATAAGATGATATTAGTCGCTTTGATTAATTGTATTACACCTTTAAGAAGAGATGTATTTGCTTTAGCCATTGCGGTAGCCGCCATTTGACCAGATAGTTCACCTTTATCTGCAATACGTTCTGGAGCTAATAATGCAATAGAGTCAATAATCATAACAGTTGGGATAAACTTACTAATTGGATTACCAGATGAATCTCTCATTCCAGTATCATACATAAGTTTATCTTTATTCTTTAATTTAGTTTCATAAATAGTATAGATATCATCATAGATAGATTCTGCAGTGATACCACTATTCTTAATTGAAACATGATCGAATAGATCTTGACCAATATATCCAGTTAAAGTTTCCAAACGTGGAATGGTAATACCACCTTCTATAGATTGGATAACCATTTCAGCACCTGGGAATTGGTTAATAATGTTAGCCGCCGCTTGAACTGCAAATGTAGATTTACCAGAACCAGAACGACCAATAAGTAAGTTATAAGACCCATCAAGAATGCCACGATGAGTTACTGTAGTAATCTCACCTTTATCGTTATAACAGTTTAAACGATAACCATTCAATGAATCGAAATTTAAAAATCCTGTTGGGTATGCAACGTCATATAGACCTTGCTCTGGAGAGTAGCCAGTTACCTCGGCTACACGTTCAATTAATAAGCCCATAATAAAATCCTCCTAAAAAATATTATTATAAGTTACTAATAAGTTCCAGGAGGAGTAAAAAATAAAAATACCCCAAGGTAGTTTAACTACCTTGGGATAGTTGATTAGAATATATAAAGACCTTGCTCTTTAAGTTCTTCTGCTATATATAATACTTTATCATAATCTGCAGATAAAGCTAACATAGAGCATCTTACATCTTTACGAACTTTTTGTAGACGTAGACATTCTTGACTATACTTAGTTAAGACACGTTTAATTACAGTCATAGGACGGTCATTCAACATGAATAGCATAGCATTAGTTTCTAAGTCAAACATCCAGTTTTTAATAGATGTATTAATCTTAGGATCTTCACAGGATTCTAGCATTGAAGTTACAAAGAATTCTTCGAAGTTTTCATAGAAGAGTTCGCCATATAAGTCCATCAAATCTTCTTCACAAGTGTTAGCTGGGTCCATATATCTCATGATTGAAGTATTGACACGACTGATATTAACTGTCTCATTCTTACTAGAATAACGTGCTACAGATAGTATAGTTGTTAATTGCTTATTAGTACAATCTACATAATCTAACTTTTTGTAGATACGTTCATTGATAACCTTAGAGATCTTATTTAAAGCTGTAAGAGTTTTACCAAATCTATCTGGATCAAATGCTGATTCATTAATAACTTCAAATATTTCATATATCTCATTATTGAGTACACGAATTCTATCCTCTGATAGTTGTGGACGATTTTGAACCATAATCATTGCAATATATTGCCATGGTTCAAATTTAATGTATAAGCATCTAGAGATTGGTTTAACACCTTCACCTAGATAATAAATGATATCTGATAGATTGTCTTCAAAATATCTATATGCGATATCATGATCAGTCCAATCTAAAGTATTCAATTCATTCACTATAGTATCAGCAGATTTCTTGATTACTGCAGAGAATGGAATATCCTCTGCATATATCTTAGAAGGTTTTACATATTTATCAAATAGACCCATATTTGCTCCCTTTCTTAATAACGTTCTTTGAAGTCATCAATCTTGGAAGATTTGTTACCTTTCTTACCATCTACATTGATAACCAATACGTCATCTTTAACAGAATCAAAGAAGTTTTCTTTAACCTTTACTGTAGGATTCTTAACAGCAGAATTAGATAAGTTAAACATATCATCATCTTCTTCTAGTTTCATTCCACCAATTTGATCAAAGAAACCATCTTTCTTTTTATCTACATTAGAAGTTCTAGTCTTATATTCATTATAGATCTTTTCAACTTCTTCTGTAGGAAGTTTAATACCAGAAGCCATAATACATACACGTTCTTGACCAGCTGGTACTGTTTGAATATGTGTAAAGAATTCAAATGGTTCACCTAATTCTTCACGGATTTTAGCATTATCAAAACCAATGTTTTGACTACGTTCAGATGCATACATAAATACACCAATACGTTTAGCTGTTGGAGTAAAGTCCAAGCTCTTTGTATCATAGATCATTTCTTCAAATAGTCTATCAAAGTCAGCTTGTTTCTTAATACCATCAAATTCTTTAGTTTCAATAGTCATAAAACCAGGAGTTGTAGCAATCTTATACAAGTCAGTTTCATCAATATTTTGATCAGAATCAACTAAGTCTAAACCAAGCCATGTACGCATACGTTTACAGAATTCATTATTAGCTTTACGTTCAGCTTCTTGTTTGTTCTTACTAGTAGATAAGAATTTCTTATTACTGATAGCTTCAACTGTATAGTTGTCTTGAAGTTCTTGGAAGTACTCTACAGTATTTTGTAAACCACGAGCATCATCTTCAAAGCCAGTAAATACCACTAAATGAACGTTGATGTTTAATACTTCACGGATATATTTAGCTAGGATCGTAGAAGATCCACAACCTGTACCACCTTCAGAGGAGGATACAATAACTACCGCATCATCATCTGGATCTGGTAAGGAATCGATCTTAAGCTTTTCAGATTTCAATGAATCAATTGTAATGCTTTTAGCACGACCACGTTCTTTACCACAGCCACCCATACCAGCACCAATGATTACATTAATATCATCATATTCTTCTTTCATATCTTTGCGAGTTGTATTAATAAGAAGCACATCACTTCTATCAAATACACCTTGCTCAATAGCTGTCATTGCCGCTTTATTACCTGCGGCACCAATGCCAATTAATTTTGCTTTCATAATAAATTCTCCTTCTTAATATAAAAAATATATAATATTGGATAGGCTTTAATAGCCTATCCAATTATTACCATAATGTATCAATATGAATTATAATCTACATACCACGAGATTGTTTTAGATATGCATAAGATTCAGCCATGATTCCATTTACACCTTTAATCCATTTATCTGCGGCTTTAGCATATCTCTTACCTCCGTAGATCATTGAGTTTAAACTAGTTTGTCCCTCCTGATAGTAATTCTTACTAATCCAGACTGCACCATTAACTATACCATCATACATTGTATTTCCCATATGATGAGCTGCATTTGGATTAGCATCTATAGCATTAATACCGAAATAATTGCCTCTATCTCTAGCTAGATAAGATCTACCATAATCAGATTCCCATGATGCATGGGCAAATATATAGATAGGATCTAGACCAGATTCTTTAGAAGCTTCAATAAATACATTGCCTTGACCTTGGAATGGGGATGTACCACTTGGATCAAAGTGTCTAATAATATTATTCATATCTTCTGTAGTCACATAAACTGACTTATTAGACAAGTCAGAGTTTTGATCTACAGAATATCTAGAGTTAGCTTTCTTATTAGCTTCTGCATTAGCTGCAGCTTGTCTAAGTAGCTCCTGTCTAGCTAGTTGAAAATATTGTTCTAAAGCCTTAGTTGTATTTGGATCTACTTGATCTTTTTTGGCTGGCTCTTTCTTCTTATCGTTCTTAATAAGAAGATTGTCTACTTTATCACTATAATCATCACTATTCTTTACTATAGCTTTCAATATAATATCTAAGCTATTATTATCATCTTGATGACCAGTTTCTAGTGCCTTTATTGGTAATATAGATACCAATATGGCGATGCAAAATAAGGTAATTTTCTTAACCATTATATTCACCGTCCCTATAATATTAAAATACAAAATAAAAGCGATGGAGTTTATCGCCCCATCGCAGTGAAAGATTATTTATCTTCTTTCTTTTGATCTTCTTTCATTTGCTCCTTTAGAGCCTTTTGTTGATCTTCTTTAACTTCATCAAAACCAAGACCTAAGTCGCCGATTTCATGAAGTACACCAATTTTCTTTTCCATAGTTATTCTCCTTTATTAATATAAGAATACACATTATCCTTATGTTTACGTATAGTATAATTTTATACTACCAACATTCACTCTTATAATATATAACCTCTAAACATATTAGTAAAAGTTTAAATACTTTTATTGTTGTTGTGAGTGATGTGATTATACAATCATGTTTACCTCCTTTAAAATATGGAATAAGAGATTGTATTATGGACTACTCATCTAGCTATGAGTAGTCCGAATACGATTATGAAAAAAAATAAATAAGATTAGGAGATGGGATTAACTCCCATCTCCATCTTTTGATTAGAATAATGGCACACTAATTGCGTCATTAAATCTACTGAATTGTTCATGGCTGATTTGATTGTTCCATAACATTGTAAATGCTTCATGACGCATTTTGAATGCGTCATCCCAATTCCATTCACTGTCTAAACCTTTGTTGTTTTCTTCAAACCATTCTGTCATAGAATTGAAGCAATTTTCGAATAGGTTGTCTGTTAACATGATATACCTCTTTCTGCCTTGTGGGCTTAAACTATAAACTATATATCATCATATCACCTTAATAATATATAGCTATATATATCCACTATTACAAAATGATAAAATCTATCCCCTTAGGATTACTATGATCCTAAGGGGGTTTTGTTTATTGACGTCTAGATACTGTCTTATCTTTAATAGTTTGTGGAGTCATATTATTAATATTAATCAAGTTAGTATTAATATGAGATCCTATCATATATACGTTCATCATATTCTTAGATAATACATCTGTCTTATCTACAGGAATATCTTCTAATGATACTGTACCAAGAGTAGAGATGGTATTATACATAGCTTGCTTAGCTTCTACTGAGTCAGCACGAGCACGAGAGAATTCTGTTAATGTATCTTCCATACCAGATACTACAAGTGATTCCATTTCACGGTCAGATGTAGCACCATTCTTATCATGACCTACAAGACGACCAGTCTTATTATCACGAGATACTATATTAGTAGAGATGGAGTTCTTCTTAGTTAAGAATTGTTTCATTTTCTTTAAATGAAGATATACTACCAATGCTTCTTTAGTCCATACTGGTTCACCATCTTTATTTACATATAAATCTGGCGTAGCTACCTTTTCCATTAATGGTACTCCAAGGATATTAGCAGCTTTCTCAATCTCAATGAAAGTTGGTTCAATCTTAAAGATACGTGTTTGGAATCTATATGGGTATTTCTTAGAGATGTAATCTAAGAATTGTTTATCATTCATGTCTTTAAATAGATTAGCATAATATTTAGACATACTTTTAGTTGGATCTAATGCATCCATTACTTTATATACAAGCTCTTCAGCTTGTTTACGTTGTTTAGTCATATTAGCCTCCTTTGATTTAATGAATTGTTCAAGATGGCTAAAATTTACAAAAAAAATATGAGAGAGTCATTTAGACTCTCTCACATCTCCATAGGTATGTGTAAAGATCTAGAGTTTTAATATATATTTCATTATACCCTAAATCTTTTGCAGCTTCTATAGCTGCATTTAGATTTGTATCAACACCATCTACAGGAGTGCTATATTGATTATTATAAATAACCAATATAGCATTTTTCTTATTCGTAGCTATAATATCTTTGAAGCTATTAATATTATATCTGCTTCTAATATTTTTAATCAATACTTGTACATTTGGCGATGCCTTAGTATCAATCATGCGAATGATATCCGCATTAACTGGAACCGGTTCGCAATTCCAGTTATTATTTTCATAATATTCTACATGAGATTCAATATCAGATAATGAACCGATATAATCCCAATATTTATAAAGTTTCATATAATCCTCCTATAAAAATAAAAGTGGCAAATTTTACTTTGCCACTTTATTATTAGACCACCCTTTTACATTT